CCCTTCAGTCTACTCCTTAAAGTTAAGAACAATCGCGGGGTATATCAGCGGCAGATGGCGAGTCTCATAAGCTCGAGGTCAGTGGTTCGAATCCACTCCCCGCAACCAAGTTTGGGAAAGTAAAAGAGGAGATGAGGATAGACAGACTTAGGCTACATGCCTAAGGTTTGATCTCTTATAAAGATCGAACATCCAAATACTGGCAAAGCGACTTGAAATCGCTTCGTGCTTGTATGTTCCAGTCTAAACTATCGTAATCGACTTTGTGATTTGCTAACTGGAAATACGCAGGCCTCTGTGCTTTGACACTTGTGGCTTGTGACAGAGATCGGAAGATCTCGTTTGTACATTGTCCAGTCTATTGCTTGCCTTTTTTCTTTCCCACCTTTACACTAGGTCAATAAATATCGCTATGAAAATAACAAAAATTCCCGGCTTAGGACGATTTGGTGTTTTTATTGATGACCTTGACTTTAATCACATCACAGACGAAGAATGGATGGAGATTGGAAAAATCCATTTACAAAGTCTAGTCACAATAATTCGAAATACCAACTTACAAGTCAATAACTTTGATAGAATGATTTATAAGTGGGGCACTGCCCGTGCTACATTTAAAGCATATTTGTTTAAAAAATATCCTCAAGGTTGGAATTGGATGTGGCAGTGTGTGCATACTAATGACGATGCCATGGACCCACAGGATCGCAAATGGTTAAGGACTGTGAGTAAATTAGGTGAAAAAACTGACATTGGACTAGTACAACGGGTCAGTGGAAGAATTGACGATGAAGGAGATCCTATTGGGTTATTTGCTACAGGGGATCTTTTATGGCATAGCAACGAAAGTGGAAGATTGCATTTTACACCTGGAGTAGCATTACTGGCTTCACAAAATGTAGTGGGCTCAGCCACAGGTTTTTTAACTACCACAGATTACTACGAATCAGTTTCTGAAAGTTTTCGCAGTGAACTAGACGAAATGATTATTGTACATAAATTCACTCCTGGTAAAATTAATCCAGGTTTGATTGCAGATCAAGATTTTCTTTTACATAAAAATATGTGTCCTGTTGACGGTAGTGAAATTCCTTTAGTGATGCAAAGTCCGGGCGGAATTCGTGGACTACACTACAGCGTAAACACAGTAGATCACATCAAAGGCATGACTGTAGAAGAAAGTCGTAAAATATTTGATATGATTGACAAAGAACTTTTTGTTGAAAAATACACATATGATCATTGGTATCAAACTAATAACGATTTATGTTTATTTGATAACAGCATAATGTTACATAGAAGATTAGGTGACATTAAAAACAGACTGTGCTACCGCATACAGTATGACTATACACATATTCAAGACGGCCCGTGGTATCCATATTTTCAAAAGCAGTACATGGATCAGTATAGCGAGGAAATCACAGAAATTGTTGATATTATGAAACTTAACGATTTTAAATTACCAAAGTAAGTAACTTTAATTTTAGTATCTGTTAAAATTAATTAAGCGTATCTTTAAAGGATTCAAGGGCCTAGGAACAGCCTGTAAAGGGATTTTTGAGAATCTGGATAATTCTCAAAAATTGAAGTCATAGACATCCATGTTCAGTTCAATAAGACGGCTAGCGATTACATAGTGATGCTGTTGAGGATAAAAGGTCTCCATGTTAGGCTGGACTAGTAGGGCGGTGATGTAACACCGGGCGGCCATTCTTTAGTGACAAACCAAAACTTCTCAGAATCCTTTAGAGATGCGTTATTAATTTTCTTAATAAGCGTTATAGAAATATTTTTTAAAAAATCTATTAATTTTGCTTGATTAATAGGATATATAAATGTATAATATTTTATATAGAACGCAATGTTCTAAGTAGTTTTCAAACACACACAAGGAGAAGATATGAAAACAGTTGGTGATAAATTAGAAGCATTTGTAGTTACTGGTGTAAAACCAGGCCAACCCGAAGATGCATTTTTTGATATTACAGAAAAATCTTTTGAAGGTAAATGGAAAGTAATCGTTTACTATCCAAAAGATTTTACATTCGTTTGCCCTACAGAAATTGTAGCCTACGACAAATTAACACAAGACTTTGCTGACCGTGACGCAGTATTGCTCACAGGATCAACAGACAATGAATTCTGTAAAGTCAGTTGGCAGAATGCTCATTCTGATCTCAAGAAGATCACACACAATCAATTTGCTGACACACAGCGTGGCGAGTTGAGTCTTATTAATCAGTTGGGTATTTTCTATGCTCCAGCAGGTGCCGCACTTCGCGCTACATTCATTATTGATCCTAACAACGAAATTCAACATGTTACTGTTAATAACTTGAATGTAGGTCGTAGCCCAGAAGAAACACTTCGTGTTCTTGACGCTCTACAAACTGGTGAACTCTGTGCTTGTAACCGTAAAGTTGGCGGGGAGACTCTATAATGACTGCTTGGGTAGATCAGTTAAAGGAAACTATTCCTGACTATGCCAAAGACACTCGTCTTAATATCGATGCTGTTATTAAGCGTAGTACTCTTTCACCCGAAGAAGCAGAAGCCGTTGCCCTAGCGGCGGCTTTTGCTACAGGTAACACTAAACTATGGACTTGGATTCATAGTCAACTTGCTGACCAAAAAGAAGCAGAAGCCGCAATCACAGCCGCTAGCCTAATGGCTATGAACAACGTATGGTATCCCTATGTTGAAATGGCTGACGATCCGAATCTGTCAGGTTTGCCTGCACAACTAAGGATGAACGCTATTAGTTCACACGGTGGAACGACTAAAGCACGATTTGAAGCATATTCTTTGTCTGCTAGTATTGTTGGCAAGTGTCATTTCTGCGTAAGAGCGCACTATGAAACTCTCAAAGCAGAAGGTTATTCAGTAGAACAACTACGAGACATTGGTCGTATTGCCGCTGTAGTCACTTCTGTAGCCAAAGTTTTGAACAGTTAGTATAAATAATTATATGCTAACATTTATCCGAGATCTCGCAAGTCCAATACTTGAGTTTATCAAGGATGATCCAGTTCGCCCAGATATACCTGTTGAGTTTAGGGTATCTGGTACAAGATTCGTCAGCAGTATCACAGACGATGAAACTCAAAAACCAAAAGCCATCGTCTGTGTTTCTTTATCTGATTTCGTTCCAACATCAGTTGATGAACTCATGCAAGAAGCCACAAGTCCAAAGGCTGCCATTTTTTACACAATTTGGAGTTATGTTCCGGGAGCGGCTTCTGAATTATTGTTTGAAACAGTTAACCGTATCAAAGAGCAATATCCAGAAGTCGAGCGTTTTGTTACCCTAAGTCCAAAAACAGATATGGCTCGCAAGTTCCATCTTAAGAATGGGGCAGAAATATTCCGTGAAAATCCGGAAACAGTCAACTACGAGTATCTTCAAACTCAGTCTAAAGTACCACAAGAGCATTGACTTTTGACTCAAAGGGTCATATAATAACTATGTGATCGTGAGCAAATTGGCAAAGCTCTCGCCCGTAAGGGTTGAGGTAGGGACTAGGCTATAATGCCGTCTTTGGAGGTTCGAACCCTCCCGATCACACCAAATACATGACACAAGGACATTAATGTTTAGAGTAAAATGGAGCGGCCCTAGTGGTGTTGAAAAAAATCTTTATTTTCCCGACTTGAGTTCCGCAATGGACTTTAGCAAAAGTCTAGGTGTTTTTGTTATTATCACTAATGGTAAGTTTGAAGCAGTAGGAAAATTTGGAGCAGATACTGTTGATCGAGGACAACTACCCGACGGAACAGATTATAGTTGGTATAAAAGGAGACAACCATGGCACCATGGATTCAAAATGTAAGCCTCAGCGATGTTAAAAAGGGTCATCACATCGATGCCGGTGTTAACAGTATGCTGATACAAATTGTCGACCCAGACATGGACCATCCTTTGCCTTCCTATCAGTTTAAAGAAATTCATCGTTTTGAATTTTTAGATTTAGAAAAAAACGATGATACCATAAACGATGGTTGGAAAATTACCGATTATCAGGCAGAAGCATTAGTTAACTTACTACAAAGAGCATTAGAAAATCGCATGAATGTTGTAGTACATTGCGTAGCAGGAGTGTGCCGTAGTGGAGCCGTTGCAGAAGTTGGTGTTATGATGGGGTTTCGTGATGCAGAAGCCTTCCGAAGCCCTAACTTGTTAGTCAAGCACAAAATGATGCATGTACTAGGTTGGACCTACGATGAGCAAGAATCTCATTCAATTAATGGTGAGACTGTTCCCGAAGACTGGACTAACAACAACGAAAAGGTCTTTACACTTGCGGCTGCTCGTCGTGAGCGTAGACAGCGTGAAGGAGATATTTAATGCCACGATGTTATCAACTTATTGGAGTACCAGGTGCAGGAAAAAGTACTTGGTATGCTAATCAAGACTGGGCCAAAGAATGTGTCTATGTTTCCACAGACAAATATGTGGAAATACATGCCGCATCTCTAGGCAAAACATACAACGATGTATTTGATGAGTTTATGCCCGAAGCAGTAAATTTAATGTGTCAGGATGTTATCGTTGCCCGCAACGATGGTAAAGACATTGTATGGGATCAAACTTCAACTACAATTAAAAGTCGTAAACGTAAGTTCAATATGTTACCCGACTATGAACATATTGCTGTGGTATTTCCTACACCTAAAATTGAAGACTTAGAAAATAGACTTAAAAGTAGACCAAACAAAATTATTCCAAAAGATGCAGTTCAAAATATGATCGATAATTTTGAGGAACCTACATTAGAAGAAGGATTTTTAGAAATTTGGAGAACTTGACATTTTGGTTAAGTAGTGTTATAATATATTTTAAATTAGAAAGGAGGGCACTATGCCTAGCGTATTTTTAGTGAGTGATACGCACTTTGGCCACGCTGGCGTGTGCCGCTTCACTCGAGATGATGGTGTAACCAAGTTGCGTCCATGGGATGATCCTGCTGAGATGGATGAAGCAATGATCAAGTCTTGGAACGAACGTGTTAAGCCTACAGACAAAGTTTATCACTTAGGTGACGTAGTTATTAACCGCAAGGCATTGCCTACATTGGCTCGATTAAACGGAGACAAGGTATTAATCCGCGGTAACCACGATATCTTCCGTGATAACGAGTATCGTGAATACTTTCGTGAACTACGTGCTTACCATGTTATGAACGGAATGATCTTGAGTCATATTCCTATACACGAGGCTAGTTTAAGCCGGTTTGGCACTAATATTCACGGACACTTACACGCAAATCGTGTACGTAAAGCTCGTGGTGTTGATGCACGTACAGGAGAAGTTTTGTACAGTGATGAGATTGATTCTCGTTACCACTGTGTTTGTGTAGAGCAAACCGACTTTGCTCCTATATTGTTTGAAGAAGTGCTAGATCGTATTCGAGCAGAAGGTGGAGTGGTTGGATTTCGAAATGGTAATGGTTCTATAGTAGATTAATCAGATCTAGTTTATTCAATATTTATTAGCCAAATCGATTGATAATTATAACTATACACTATATAATAACAAAATATTGCCCTGGTGGTGGAATGGTAGACACGCTGGTCTTAGAAGCCAGTGTCGCAAGACGTGAGAGTTCGAGTCTCTCCTGGGGCACCATATAAAAATATGTCTGAACTTTCTCTAGCACTGCTTCTTTTATTTTTATTTCAAATCAAACACTGGTACGTGGATTTTGTCCTTCAAACAGACTATCACGTAAAACACAAAGGTATATACGGTCATCCGGGCGGTCTATGGCATTCAGTACATCACGGAATAGCAACTATATTAGTATTAGTTTTATTTGTTGACATTGTTTATGCGTTGATTGCGGCAATTTTAGATACTGTTGTACATTATCACATAGATTGGGTAAAGATGAACTACGGTAGCAAAGACATTAGTTCGAAAAATTTTTGGAACCATTTGGGTTTAGATCAAATGGCGCATCAAATTACCTATATTTTATTGGTGTTCTTTCTACTAATTTAACAACCAAAGCAATTGATTTTTTTCAAGACTTATTTTATAATGTAAGTCTGAACAATCACGAAAGGTAGTAATGGCTCAACATTTGATGGTAGACTTAGAAACTCTAGATACAAAAACCACAGCAACAATCTTAACTTTAGGCGCAGTTCGGTTTGATCCGTTCACTAATGCACCTATGAAAGAGCTGTATCTGCGGGTCGATATAGACAGCCAAGATGTGCTAGGTTGCACTGTCAGTGATGACACTCTTAAGTGGTGGAATCAGCAGGACACTAATATCATGGAAGAAGCATTTGATCCTAGAAACCGTGTTCCAATTCATGAAGTTATTAATCAATTTCATGCACTAGCATGGGGATGCCAGCAATTTTGGAGTCACGGTGCTACTTTCGACTTGATGATTTTGCAAAACATCTATGATAAATTAGGTCGTGCATATCCGTGGAACTTCTGGGAAATGCGTGATACACGAACACTGTTCGACCTGGCTGATCCAGATATGCCTACAGATTCAAAACACAATGCTTTAGAGGACGCCAAGCGTCAAGCAATAGGAGTAAGAAATGTCTTTAGAAAACTCGGACACCAACCACGACGTTAAGATTTCTAAAAGTCTTGAACGACATACATTCCAAAAAGAAGGCTATCTAAAACGCTGTAAAGAAAAAGGTGAAGAACCCAGCCAAGAATACCTTGAAATGTGGAGTCGCATTCAGGAGGAAGAATCTCAAAAATTTTCCGATCCAGGCAGTCGTAAAAACAACATGGAATATGATTTGCTAACTACAGACTGGATTCTGGATAAAGTTCGTAGTAGTGATTCATACGCACAGAATTTATACGCGGCTATGTGCAATATGCGTTTTGTCCGTAAGGAAATGTTTCCTTTCTTACGTCAAGATCCTGACAAAGATTTGTGGAGTGTCAGTTGGCGTTGTGCTGGCGGCATTATTGCAGACATGCGAGAAGAGGGCGATTATATAGATTGGTATTGTTCTGGCATTGCAGGCGGCGACGAACCCAGTGTTTATCTAGAAGGCGCCGATTTAAAGCGTAAAAATTATGTTCCTGAAGGTATAGTAACAGAAGAAATAGAAGCAGATTTACTTCGTTTAGGGTGGATTCCTGTGCCCTGGGAAGATTAAACTAGCACTTTTAACATAGGTCCTACGGGACCTATTTTTTTGGCTGTGCCTTCGATAAATACATGAAAACGAGGATGTTCTCATGCCATATGATCCAATAGATTTCGGTGATAATAACAACGGAAGAAAAGAATCTTTAGACGCTAGTCTGCGTAAAATAGACACCATGCTGGAAGAAATATATGACGGCGGAATCGGTGGAGGCGGAGAATCTGGCATTGCTGAAGTATCTAGTGACACTAGTCCTGAACTAGGCGGTGATTTGGAATTAAACGGCTTTGACATTACAGATTCAACTGGTTCTACTAATATTTCAATTGGTGGAGATATAATTGCTTCTCAGTACTACGGAAACCTTGCAGGAACTGTAGGCGGCAAAACTATTAAAACAGACGGCACTAATCCAGGTGACGATCCTGTAGGCGGCCAATCTTTAGTTTGGAACGAAACATCCAGACAATGGCAGCCTGGATCTCCTGAACTAGGAGCACAGATTAATACTAATCTTCGAGGTTCAGTTATCTCAGAAGATAGCGGTATTCTTGTAGATGCTAACATAAACAAAATAGAATTAGACGGTACAGTCAAAGGACATGTAGTTCCAGATGCAGACGAAACCTATGACCTAGGCAGTGCTACATATAAATTTCGTGATTTATTCTTAAGCGGGTCTACCATAAGGTTAGGCACAGCAACATTATCCGCGGATGGTTCTTCTATAGCACTTCCAGCAGGATCTACTGTAGGCGGTGTTAGTGTTGGTACAATTACACTAAAAGGCAGTGTAGCAGATCTCACAGCACTGAATGCCATAGTAGGACCTGCACAAGGCGATGCTTA